GGCCTGTACTGCACTCTGTACAAACATTCTGACCGGAACAATGTCTTGGTATTTGACGATTGCGACTCAGTATTCCAAGACGACTTGAGTTTGAACATCCTCAAGGCAGCCCTGGATTCCGGCAAGAAACGCCGTATCTACTGGAACAGTGACAGCGCCATGCTGCGTCGTGAAGGAGTTCCAGACATGTTTGACTTCAAGGGCGCTTGTATTTTTATTACCAATCTACAGTTTCAAAATCTTAAGAGCAAGAAGTTACAAGACCATTTAGAAGCACTTCAGTCACGCTGTCACTTCTTGGATCTTACACTCAACACCATGCGTGATCGTTTCTTACGTATCAAGCAGATTTATCGCAAGGGTGAACTGTTTGCAGACTACGACTTTACCCAAGAACAAGGTGACATGGTGATTGAGTTTATGGAACAAAATCAAACCAAGTTGCGTGAAATGAGCTTGCGTATGGCACTAAAGATTGCAGACTTAACCCGTGTAAGCGATACAAATTGGAGAGCCTTAGCAGCTACCACATGTATGAAAAATTCCTAAGGGGATTTGAAAACGGTTAAGTAGTAACAGTAGCTCCTGGGTAGTACTAAACTACCCATTTTACGCAGGCACTTAGGTGCCTGCTTTTTTGACTTTAATAAACTAAGTATGCTATACTAACACAATGCGAACAGCCACAATAATCATACGAGACGAAGTCAATATCAAGATCGAAGGATTAGAACTCGATGCTCGACGTGCGTTGGTTAATGCCTTTAAGTATGATGTTCCAGGCGCTCGTTACTTGCCAGCAGTCCGCCTTGGACGTTGGGACGGCAAGGTAAGTTACTTTCAATTGGGTGGTAGCACCTATGTAAACTTGTTACCAGAGATTATTCCTATCTTGGAAAAGTTTAACTATGACGTTGATCTAGATGATCAGCGTGACTACTCTACTACTTTTACTTTTGAAAAGGTAACTGAACAAACATTCAGCCATATTTTATGGGGCAAGGGGCATCCATTGGAAGGCAAGCCAATGGAACTGCGCGACTATCAAGTTGAAATCATCAACAACTTCCTTGAGAACCCACAATGCATCCAGGAGATTGCCACTGGCGCAGGCAAGACAGTGATCACAGCCGCACTCAGTAACGCAGTGGCACCATACGGTCGTACCATTGTTATTGTTCCCAACAAGAGTTTGGTAACGCAAACAGAAAAAGACTACATCAACATGCAACAGGATGTGGGTGTTTACTTTGGCGATCGCAAGGAGTGGGGACGAACACACACTATCTGTACCTGGCAAAGCCTGAATATTCTACTGAAGAATACAAAAAACGGAGTAGGGGACTGCACCATTGGTGAGTTTTTAGAAGATGTAGTCTGTGTAATTGTGGACGAAGTACATATGGCCAAAGCTGACGCCTTGAAGACCTTGCTCACAGGAGTCATGAGTCGTATTCCGTTGCGTTGGGGATTAACAGGAACTATACCCAAAGAACCCTTTGAGTTTCAAGCCTTGCGATGCAGTCTCGGTCCAGTGATTGGCCGGCTCAGTGCCAGCGAATTACAAAGCCAGGGCGTGTTGGCACAATGTCATGTGAACATTGTGCAATTGGAAGATCATGCAGAGTTTACCAATTATCAAAGCGAGCTAAAATACTTGTTGGAAGAGCCCAGCAGATTAGATACTATTGCCAATTTAATCCGACAAGTTAATGAAACCGGCAACACACTAGTGCTAGTCGATCGCATTGCCGCCGGCCAAGGCATTATAGAACGGCTAGGCGACGGCGCCGTGATGGTATCAGGTGCAACCAAAGCCAAAGCGAGACAAGATGAATATGACGAAGTGGCTGATGCAACGGGCAAGATCATTGTGGCTACGTATGGCGTGGCCGCTGTGGGCATTAATATCCCCAGGATCTTTAATCTTGTGCTGGTGGAGCCAGGCAAAAGTTTTGTCCGAGTAATACAAAGCATAGGACGTGGTATCAGAAAAGCTGAAGATAAAGACCACGTACAAATCTGGGACGTGACTAGTACCTGTAGATTTGCCAAACGGCATTTGACCAAACGCAAGACCTTTTACCGGGAAGCCAACTATCCGTTTACACAGGAAAAGTTGCAGTGGAAATAAAAAAACAATTTAAACTATTGATTTGTGGAGACAGTTATATGGCACTGGATCCTCGTTACACGATCGACCATGAATATAATGCTATGCATTGGTCTTCAAAATTGCCAATGCATATAAAAATTTATAACCAGGCACAACCAGGTGCTAGTAACACTTTGATTTTGAGACAACTGCAAAACGCTCTGTTACAGGAGACATTTGATGGAATTATTTTAGGATTTACTGGCGTTTGCAGATTAGAAGTAGAAGAAAAAACCACTACAGTTCATCCTTGGATAAATCAAGAACAAAAAGAATTAGACAAACTCTATAGAAAAAATATTAATCTTACGATAGAAGTATTTAGAAACATTGCCATAGCAGAATGTGCTGTGTTACTGGCTCAAAAACACGCACACACGGTTTTTAGTCTTAACGGTCTGGATGATTTCTTGATACACGAAGATTATGCCAATGTACCTAAAATAATCAATCTTAGAGATGAACAAATGCCAATGTTGCTAACTGGGCACAGAGAATTTGGAGATCCTCCTGAAAAAAATAACAAAAATCCCTGGACATCCTTTCATGTAGCCGACCCAGAAGTTCATGTAAATTATGCCAATCAAATTGTAAAATATCTTGACAAGCATCAACACAACCGTGTATAATAAAAAATCATGCGTATACTAACACTAGACAACCAACCATTTGACCTTGATCATCTGCCCGAAGAAGTAGATGACATGAGATTTGCCATTTTAGATAACTCAAATCCAGCAGATCCTGACTATCACTACATACCATTGATCTTTTTAGAAAGCTTTACAGCACCGGCCTTGATTCTACGAATTGGAGAAAATCTTGTACGCATGCCTGTAGATTGGCAGATCTTGATCGGTGAACCTGATCTAGGAGACCTTGAAGTACTGCCATTGACATCGATCAATGATCGAGGGTTCAAAGCATTTCAATTCAATCCATTGACCAGTTTTAGACCCAGTTTTTTAGACATAGAAATTGTAGATGTGTATCAAGAGGTAACCTGGTATGCTCCTAAGCTTAAGAATGGACAAATGTTGTGTGTGCCAGTCAACAACTCTGATCGTCCCGACTGTGTATATTTTGTCAAAGATATCAGCAGGAACTGCGAAGTAATTGACTATAACAAGGCATGGTAGTGGACAAACTCAGTATTCAAAATGAAATGTTGCAGTTTGATGGTAAGAATCGAGATTTTTATTCCGAGCTGACTGATGAAGAGCGGAAAAAGTTTTCAAACTATCTCATGATACGCTGGGGATCGTCTGTTCAAGGTAGTAGAGATTTACAAGAATTTTATCTGATCAGTTGCAATGAAAGATTGAACAAGCATTTCTTTGCTATCAATCGGCATCCTGGATTGCAATGGTTGTGCGCCACTACTGTTAGCCCAGGTATGGGCACACACAGACATCAATGGATAGCTCCCAAAAAACGAGAAGCCGGTGCCAGCGGCGCTCGAAAACAGATTGCTGAGTTATTTTTACATCTTAAAGACGATGAAGTGGAGTTAATGGCCAAAATCAATACTAAAAAAGACATAGACACATACCTCAAACAGCTAGGACAAGAAGTTAAAAAATGACCCACACGTGCCAGTACTGTAAAAAAGACTTTATCAAGGAGTCTAGTCTTGCAGTGCATTTGTGTGAACCACGACGCCGGCGACAGGAGAAAGACGAATCTGGAGTACGCCTGGGATTTCACGCTTACATAAAATTCTACGAGCTTACACAAGGTAGTGCCAAGTTAAAGACCTACGATGACTTTTGCGAAAGCCCTTACTACCGTGCTTTTGTAAAGTTTGGCCGTTATTGTGTAGATGTTAAGGCCATCAATCCAGCACGATTTACTGAGTGGGTACTAAAGCAAAATAAAAAAATTGATCATTGGTGTAAAGACAGTGTGTACACAGAATATCTATTGGATTATTTGCGTGTGGAAAATATCAACGATGCACTGGCTCGAGCCATGGAGTTTGGTATAGACTGGGCTGAAAATTCAGGACACCCGGCAGAAGATTGTTTACGCTTTGGTAACACCAATGCCATGGTCTATGCTGTGACCGCAGGCCGCATTAGTCCTTGGATTATTTACAACAGTGAGTCAGGGCAGAAATTTTTAGCCGAGCTAGACGCTACACAGGTAACAATGATATGGCCATACATTGATGCAGATTTTTGGATTCGTAAGTTTAAAGATTATCCAGCAGATCAAGAGTATGCTCGAGACATATTAACAAAGGCAGGGTGGTGATGAAAATTTTATGCCTAGGTAATAATACCGAAGATACTGATATTAAAACACAAAATCTTGCCAGGCAAGATTTTATGGAATGTTACGGACTGTTATCTGATTTAAATAATGAAGTTACAATAGATAGCATTTGTGAACCCGGATATTATCATACAAGTGTGTACGACATGGAGTATGGAAAATTATTTAAATTTGCTCAACTGTTTGAAAAAATTATTGTGTTAGATCAATCCAAAGCACAATATTCTCACCCCGACGCATTTTTTAAAACTATACAAATAGCAAAAGAATTACGTCAATTTACAACAGTATTGTTCTTTGACCCAACATACGAGTTAGATATTAATTTTTTTGAAAATCTTGTCAAGACAAATAAAAGTTTTTGTATTTTTCCATTTATTGAACTGTTGACCAACCAGCGTACAGACGGACAAACTACAGTGTGTTGTAGATCAATGACCCCAGTTGCAAAAATATCTGAAATAACAAATTTTGCCACAGACAAAAATTATAAAACTATAAGAGATAAAATGATTGCTGGAACACCGGTACCAGAGCACTGTTCCAGTTGTTATAAACTTGAAGAGCGTGGTGTATTAAGTGCCCGAGAACAAGAAACGGTAGAATGGGCGAATCGTTTAGATTTAAAATCATTGGCAGATCTTGAATCAATACAATATCCTGCGTATTATGAAATTAGACCAAGCAATACTTGTAACCTACAATGCAGAATGTGTGCCCCTGCCAGTAGTCATTTAATTGGGCGAGAGTATAAAAAAATAAATTTAATATCTGAATTTCCGCCAAAAGAGCGTAGTAATTTTGACATTGTAAACTTTACAAATTTAAAAAAATTGTATGTAGCCGGCGGCGAACCCACTGCGATGCCAGAGTTTTATGATTTTTTAGATCGGTGTATAGATGAAAACAAAATATTTGAGTTTCTTGTTAATACCAATGCCACCAAAATTAACAGTAGATTTAAAAAGCAATTAAAACTACTTCCGCACATGCAGTTTATTGTTAGCCTTGAGGGTGTTGACCATGTAAACCATTATGTCAGATGGCCATCAAATTGGAATACCATTGTTGAAAATATGAAGTATCTTGTGAATAACCATCATCGAATAACAATTAATACTACGGTATCAATATACAATGTAACCAGATTATATGATTTATTTAGATGGCTTGATATTGAATTTCCTGGAGTTCTAGTGCATGCCTCCCTCGCCGGCAGTAAGAATGATATACTATCTGCATTAAGATTCCCTGATGCCAGTCTGGCGCTGTCTAAACTGTTGTCCATACAACAATTAAAATGTTATAATAATGACAAGTTGTTAAAAAGTTTTGTTGATGGCTTGATTCAGCACTACCAAACTGATCCAAAAATTGATTTAGAAACATTAAAATTATTTTTTGAATTTAATGATAAACTCGATCAATCAAGAAATATAAAACTTGCAGATTACATTCCAGAGTTAGAACAAGAAAGAAAACTAGTATTATGAGTGCAGACATTGACATTGACTTGGCCGATAGAGATCAATTGCTAAAATTAATTAACGCTACCCCTGCACGACAAATCAACAACGATCAGGTGCGCCGCCATAACAGTGGAGTATATCCTACTTCAATTCCATGGGACCCAGTAAATGCTTGTGCAACCATAGACTATGCAACTGCCGAACAGTTAGGCTACTTCAAGATTGACCTTTTGAACATGACTGTATATAAACTGATACAGAATCAGGCACATTATGATCATATGCTGAGCCTAGAACCTAATTGGACCAGACTGTGGACCGATCCAGAATGGTCTCAGTTGCTGATCCACATTGGCAATTACACTGATCTATTACAGTCAATGAAACCAGACAGCATACCTAGAATGGCAGCCTTTATTTCAATAATTAGGCCTGGAAAAGCTCATTTACAAAACAAGCCCTGGGATCAAGTATTTGCTAGTGTGTGGGACGGTGACAACAGTCGCGGGTTTGTGTTTAAAAAATCACATGCTGTTAGTTATGCGGCCCTGGTGGCCTTGCACATGAACCTGCTCAATCAAAAGTAATCACTTTTGCGCCAAACACGTCCCCAACACTCTATCTCGTCTGGACTAGTTGCAAATGTCAACATATGATCCCAAAAACGATGTTGCTCAGGGCTAGCTGAAAGTTCAAGTTGTTGGCATAGGTATCTACTGCCCCCGGGTCGAAACAGTTCTTGATAATCTAATAAACAAATTTTTTTATGCGATAAAAAATGATAAGTATCAAGTGGACGTTTTGCTAATTCCAAATATTTTTCTACCTGAATAATTCTTTGCTGATCTGTTATTGGGTCTTCTGAAATTTTAATTGTTGAATCGATCAAATATTTTTTGTTTTCGCCCAGTGCATAACTGTCTTTACGCGGTACCAGGTATGATTTTACTGCGCAATCCCATTTTAAAGTAGTTTCATCAGCAGTGCGATGATCTATTGCATATACTTGAATGCTGTCGTGATTGATTAGTGGATCAAAATGTTGCAGGCCTAACATCTCACCGTGATGCGGAGCCACAAAAAATAAATTGCTAGATGCATTTAATTCCAATTTATCATTGCTCAGGTGATTAATTAAATTGTTTAAATTTAAATGTTTTACAGATTTAAAATATATTAGTAATTGACTTCGCCCCGACAATGGATCCAGCTTCCAGCCATTGTCAATTACATTGTTTAATAATCCTGTCCAACCACACACAAAATCTCCACGAGCGCCCGGAGAAGCAAATATTAATTTTAATCTTATGTCAGTCAATTTTGCGCACTAAGGTGATACTTTTACGTTTTGATTTTTTACGGCTCATTTCGCTGAGACTACACACAGGGCCATGCAAAATTTCAAAGTCCTTGTTGGTGAATGTGCGCAGGTAGGGTTTAAAAAGATCCCACTCATTCTTGAGAAATATGTTGATAGGTATACTGCGATTTGACTCCCACCACCACACATTGGCCAATTCTAAGAATCGTTGTTTTTCGACTAGGCTTTGAATACTGCCAAAATCGTAAATTGTGGTAATAGAATCATCTTGATTTTGTATGATACCCACATATTCTGTGTTGGCATATACACACAACGTTATAAACGGGTATTTTTCAGCTAATTTTGCAAACAAATCATGATTCATCTTGCGGATATTTATGGTTTGGTCTGACCGTCAGAGCCAGAATCAATAAATAGAGTGTATGTATTCCACCCAAGTATATCTTTATCAACAGCTAACTCGAGTATTGCTAATGGATACTGGCGGTGGGGAAACTTTTATCTATAGGTATGATCCTGTGTACGCTAAACGACTAACAATTAACAAAGGTGTTGACAACGTTATTCTATTTGAATTTGTCAACCAGGAGCAAAAACCTGTAAACATCACAGGCAGCACATTTATGTTTCGCGTAATAAACACCGAAAGCAATGAATTGCTGTTGCAAAAACCCATGACTATTTTGAATGCCGCCACCGGCCGCGCCAAGGTAGAATTTGATGGCAGTGAATTGTTGCAAGTACTGG